AGCTTGCTCAGGTAGTTCCTGAGTTTAGCAATGGGGACGAACGAGTCCCCCTTCCAAATGTCATTAAAGTAGACCGTCACTGGGTCTACGCTTCACCACTAGGTCTCAATCATGCCATCAAAGAGCAACAAGGAAACTAAGCAGACGAAAACGTTTACTTGTACGGCGCGTTCTTCAGTGGGCGACTTTGCTCAGTCATCGGTAGATCGATCCTGGCGTGACTTTGTCACGTTTGGAGAGAACATCCCTGGCTGGCGCAGAGCTATTGCCCGAGGAGAAAACACCGCGACCACTATGGTCGGTACACGTACGAAAGCTGAAGTTTTTCCCGGTTCTCTTAAGCTCATCTATCGGACGGCTTTCGCTGATCCGAGTGACTTGGATGGCGTGAACGAGTCTAGGGGGATTCATATCCCCGGTCCAGGTGCAGGTGCACCAGGTGTGGACATGTCTGAAGCTGACAACCGCGCGAAGATCGACTTCCTTCGGCACTGCAAAGAAGCGCAAACCTCCATGCAAGGAGGTACGTTTTTAGCAGAGCTTAGGGAAACTATCGGTCTTGTCATATCCCCTATGAGAGCACTACACCGTCGTACAGAAGCCTTTATCAAAGAGCAGCATAAAGTTGCTCGAGGGCTTCTACGCAAACCCGTTAAACTTCGGGCACGCGCGATGGCAAGTGCAATCGGACAGGGATGGTTGACCTACTCCTTTGGGATAAAACCGACGATACACGATATCCAAGATGGCTTTGAGGCCCTTTCGGAGGCGACTCATCCGAGTCGTCCTTTTACCCTTCCCGTTCGCGGTAAGGGTTCCTACGGTGGCGCTCAAGATCTTGGTCAAGTATCGTCTGGTTTCTCACTGTGGGGAACAAACGGAGTCGGGACCTCGAAAGCCAAGTTCCAACGAGATGTGAGGTACTATGGGAAATTCCACCTTCCGGTGGATCAAGTTCCCAGAATTACTTCGCAATTCGGTATCGGATGGGCTGACGTAGTTCCGACTGTGTGGGAAGAAATTCCCTGGTCATTCCTTATTGACTACTTTTCCAACATTGGAGATGTACTCGAGGCCTGGAGTGTTGATCAAGCGGCTTTGGATTGGGTTAACAAGGGGGAGCGTACCGTAACTCGCGTCATCGTTGAAGATGTTCGCCAGATGCGGGAAGTTCAACCTGGTCCCAGTTTTAAGAAGCTTATCTACTCTGGGTCTCCGGGGTATGTGAACTGGACGACCACGAGTGTGAGGAGAACGATTGTTAACGAGGTACTTCACCCTACCTTTTCGGTGGAGCTCCCAGATAAGAATCGTCTCACGAAACTCGCGAATGCGGTTTCGCTTCTCATGGTTCAAGGTCGTTCCAGAAACCCCTACTCCCGTATTGGGTAGTAGGATCTTGGGGGTTTAAACCTCCTTTTACATCATTAATGGTGATATAATGTCTGTCAAGTCTCTCGACACCTCCGCCCTTGCGGGCGGTGCGCAGACCGGGTTCACGACGCCGACGTACGACAGTACGCTTGCGACTGCCCCGGGCCCGAATGGTGTGTTGTGGATCGTCAGTGGCAAGGGTGGAACCCAGGCCAATGTGCGTCTCCACAGCATCTCGGATCCTTTCAGTGTCCTGGTTCAGATTCCTCAGCAGTACAAACTGCTGCCGAACGCGAACCCGATCACTGGTCTCCGAGGCGCCATTCCGCGCAACACGTTGTTCCTGAAACTCACCAAGGGTGTTCAGGTCGCGTCCGGAGTCACGGTCCCAATGGTTGTCCGCCTTTCGGCGGATATCCCGGCGGGTGCCGATGCCTACGATGCCGCGAATATCCGGGCTGCCTGGTCTTACCTTGTCGGTGTTCTGAACGATCAGAGCGCCGGCTTCGGTGACACCAGCGTGGACGGCGTGCTGTAACCCCGAGCCCTAAGAAGCTCTAATCCCTGTTCGATTAATCACCGGACAGTTAGGTGGATAACCCACCTCGGAGGTCATGTGGCACGTCAACCAAGCTGGTTTTCGCGGAAAGCGAAATACCTGGCTGTGGCCGCTACTCTCCTGCTTGCCTTGGCTAACGGCGATCCCGTACGGGTTGCTGTTAGTCAAGCTGTGGGAGCTTTCGTAGTGGCTCAATAAGCCCTGCTCTTTACTCAATGAGGTTAACCAAATGAGTCAGTCATACAGTGATTTGATTACAAATGTCCGAATAGTCGATTCAGTTGGGTCTTCCGACCTAATTATCGACATGCAGTTTGAGAGCCGCGTGTTTGCCGATAGTTATATCGACAGGCTCGTCTTCTCTCTTAAAGAAGCTGCACTTGAGTACCGTTTTGATTGGTTCTCGTTCATTCGGGAACCGATCATGCCCTTCGAGCGTAATGATAGCAGTTGCTGCTATTCCCTTACCCTTAGAAGGTGGTACTCCCCGTCGAACAGAAACCGTCTTAATTGGCGGCCCTTTGTTCTTCAGGAGGTTCGGACTGGTGTACACCCACTGTGTACCTGGCTCGATAACCTCGCTGAGCTCGCTCAAGCCTCCACTCCCCGACGAAAAGAATTCGAACGGGAATGGGGGATTGAAGGTAAGTGTGATCAGCGTTGTCAGGACGAGACCGGACCGGCCTTCGAACCTGCTAACGATGATCACATGAACCCGCGCCATTAACTACGGCGCGCGATTGAGCGAATTACAACGTGTTATGAGGAGAGCATCATGGAGTTAACTCCTGAAGCTATTTACTCACATCTGCAAGCGGATCTAGTAAGGTCAGTGGGAGCCGATTCTTTCGAGTTTATCTCGAAGGGCGGCGACCTATGGCCCGACATGAGCCCACGCGAGGCAGCTGCCCGGAGCATCTGGCGCTCCATCCTCAAGAAATTTGAGGGTGTAGTAAATCCAGAGGCCGATCCTGCTGCGCTCGCTAAGTTCTTGGAGTGCAACGATGCATGCAAGAACTGGGCTTTACAGCTGAACACTTCCAGGGACGAGGCGTTGTGGGGCGAGCTGAAAAGCTCGATCTACAATTTCTGGTACCAGGGAGGGTATGCGCTTGTGGACCATCTCGACTCCTGTTTAGACAGGGGGCGATCCGGTCCTGGCGCTGCCACAAAGGCTAGGGGGGAGGATTTCTATACGAAATTCTTCTCTTCGCCTTTAAGCTGTAAGAACCGCTTCTTGTACGATACGTACAAGCGATATATCAGTCACTTCCCGGATTGGGACAAAGCCGAATCAATAAGGCTTGAGTCCTTCGGGGAGCCTGTTATATTTGCAGGTAGCCGTCTATGCTTTGTTCCGAAGGAACGTGAAATCTCTCGTACCATATGCGTCGAAACTTCGCTGGGAATCTTTTACCAGCTCGGTTTTGGTAGCATACTGGAAGATCGTCTACGTTCTCGCTGGGGTATCGACCTCAGTGACCAACAAGGACGAAATAGAGAGTTGGCGCGTATTGGAAGCCAGACCGGTCGTTTTTCAACGATCGATCTTTCTTCGGCTTCAGATACGATATCACGAGCGATGCTTAAAGAGGTTCTACCATCCGACTTCTTCGGGTGGCTAGAATGTCTCCGCAGCACGTTTGTGGAAACTCCTGACGGAGTGCGCCGCGAATTGCATATGGTGTCTACTATGGGGAATGGTTTTACATTCCCCTTACAGACAATGCTGTTCGCTTCAGTTGTTGAGGCCTCATTCCGGATCAACGGGGTTAACCCTGTAAGGTCCGTTCATGGGGAGCGCATCTATGAGCCGGGGGTTAAACCTCGGCCCATTTATGGGTCATCAAAGAACTTTGGAGTCAATGGCGACGACATCGTCGTTCCGGATATAATAGTCCGTGACGTTGTCCGTCTCCTTGGCTTCCTCGGTTTTAGGGTGAACTCAACAAAGACCTTTGTCGAAGGTCCGTTCCGTGAGTCTTGTGGTGGTGATTACTTTCGTGGTCACCCCGTCCGTGGCGTCTATCTTAAACGCTTACGGACCCAGCAAGACTTATCCTCTGCAATAAACCAGCTGAACCTGTTCTCGGCTAGAACAGGCGTTTACCTGCGGAGCTTAGTAGGTTACTTGCTCTCACGAGTGAGGAGGCCTAACTACGTGCCGTTTTGGGAAAACGACGATGCGGGGATCAAGGTCCCAGAGTCCTTTCTGGAGATTCGCTACAAGTGCGAGAAGACCGGTAGTTTAGTCTACCGGCCCTATCGTCCACTTGGAGTGAAGCTCCGGATTCAAGACTCGAAGATCAAGTCCCCCCGTGGAGTTCGGCAGCGGATATACAATCCGGAAGGGTTGTATATAAGCTTATTGCAAGGTTCGATTCGCTCGAGTACTATCACTGTCAGGCAAGACAGGGTAAAGTACAAGAGAGAGCTAGGAGTGGCGCCCTGTTGGGACGTCATTCCGATGGCCCACCCTTTGTCTGGGTGGATCGATTGGGGGCGGTGGAATACCGCCGTCTACTTTAACATGATGTTAGAGTAGACCCTGAAGGTGTGAACCTTCC